AGACACGTTAAAGATGTTATAGAAAACTTTGAACCTAGAGCAGAATTAATAGATATTAAAAGTGTTGCAAAACCAGATAGGAATGAATATCAAATTACTATAGAATTCTTCGTAGTAAATTCTCCTGCTGGTGCAGCAAGTGTTACACTAATGTTAGAACAGTTAAGATAGAGAGACTATAATGGCAACCAAATTACAAGTCACTGAGTTAGACTTTGATGACATAAAAACAAATCTAAAAACTTACATGAAGAATCAGACAGAGTTTTCTGATTATAACTTTGAAGGTTCTGGACTTTCTGTATTGATTGATGCACTTGCATATAATACTCACTACTTGGGTATGAATGCAAACATGGCAGTCAACGAAGCATTCTTAGATACTGCAACCTTACGTTCTTCAGTTGTCTCTCATGCAAAGACATTAGGTTACACTCCTCGTTCTGCTCGTGCTCCAATTGCATATCTTAATGTTACAATCAACAACTCATCTCTTACATCTGTTACCATTGCTAAAGGAACTAAGTTTACTACACAGATTGATGGAACATCTTATGCATATGTTGTTAATGCAGACCAAACAATAATACCAGTGAGTGGTGTTCTTAGATTTTCAAATCTTCCAGTATATGAAGGTTCACTTGTAACAGCAAAGTATACAGTAGACTCTTCTAATATTGAAAAAAGATATATGGTTACAGATAATCGTGCAGACACAACTACACTAAAAGTATCTGTTCAGAATTCTGCATCAGATGTAACTAAAACAGTATATACTCTTGCTACAGATATCACACAAGTAACCTCTACATCCAATGTTTACTTTTTACAGGAAGCCGACAATGGTAAGTATGAAGTTTATTTTGGTGACAATGTTGTTGGAACAAAACCTACTGACGGTAATATTATCATACTAGAATATGTTGTTACTAATAAAGATAAATCAAACGGTGCAAAAACTTTCAGTGGAACTTCAGTTGGTGGACAAAGTAATATTACTATCGCTACTGTTGCAGCATCATCTGGTGGTGCAGAACCAGAAACTATTCAGTCAATTAAATATAACGCTCCTCTAGATTATGCGTCACAGGGTAGAGCAGTTACTACAGAAGACTACAAGGTAATCATACCAAAGGTATTCGCAGATACTAAAGCAGTTCAAGTATGGGGTGGAGAAGATAACAACCCACCAATCTATGGACAGGTATTTGTTTCAATCAAAACAATTTCAGGAATTAACTTGACACAGGCACAGAAAGATGTTATAACAACATCACTAGACAAATATAATATTGCTTCTGTTCGTCCTACTATTGTTGACCCATCGATAACAACGATTAAACTCAACACTACATTTAAGTATAGTGCCAATGTAACAACTAAGTCAGGAACAGAATTAGAAACTCTAGTTCGTTCTACATTAAATACTTACAACACAAGTGACCTAGAAAAGTTTGATGGGATATTCAGATTTTCTAAGATGTCAAGATTGATTGATGATACTGATGTATCTATTCTATCAAACATATCAACGGTTCGTATTCAAAAAACAATTGCCCCACAACTTAATACTCTACAAAGATACACGATTGATTTTGCAAACCCATTATATAATCCTCATAGTGGTCACGCAACTATTGTTTCCTCTACAGGTTTCAAAATTACAGGAAGCACGTTAGAGATGTTTATGGATGATGATGGTATGGGTAATCTAAGAGCATACTCTTTGACTGGTGGTACAACCAAAACATACCTCGACACAAACATTGGTTCTGTTGATTATAGTACTGGAGTTATCACTATCAACTCTCTTAACATTACATCTTCAACAGAGACTGCTGGTGTGACCGTAACGACACAACCAAGTTCTAACGATATTGTTCCTGTTCGTAATCAGTTGATTGAGATTGACTTTGCAAATGCAAATATCACTGGACAAAATGACACAATAGAATCTGGTGGTTCTTCTGCTGGAACTGACTACGCAACGTCATCCTCATATTAAGGTAAACTGAATGTCTGACCCAACATTAAAGAATAAAGTTTCTCCACATATTCAGAGCCAACTGCCTGAGTTCGTTCAGTCAGACCATCCTCTATTTTCTTTATTCCTCAAATACTATTATGAGTTTCTTGAAGCAGGAGAACTTGTTGTTACTGGTTCAAACAACTATGTGGTTGAAGAGACAATCACCAAGAATCTTATCTTATCAGAAGATGGGTTACGAGTTGTACTAGAAGATTCAGTTGGTAAGTTTGTCGCTGGGGAAACCATTACTGGTTCTATTACTGGTGCGACTGCAAAGATACTGGTAGATGACTTTGATGCAAATAATAGATTGTTTGTTACATCTCAACAGAGATTTCAAACTGGAGAAACTATAACTGGTGGTACAACTGGTGCAGTTTCAACTGTTTCATCCTACAGGGCAAACCCTGTACAGAACATTCAACAACTTCTTGCCTATGCAGACATTGATAATACAGTATATGCTTTCCTAGATAAATTTAGAGATTCCTTTATGGAGTCTTTACCTAATACTCTTGCAGACGGTATCGCAAAAAGAAAACTTGTTAAGAACATCAAAGATATGTATGCCGCAAAGGGTACACGAGATGGACACAAGTTATTCTTTAGAATTCTTTTCAATGAAGAAGCAACAATCATTTATCCTCGTGATAGTATTCTTCGTGCATCCGATGGTAAATGGTCTACGGACAATGTTCTTCGTATTATAGAAACAGGTACATCCGATTTCACCAAAGCAGTTGGTCAAAGGATTACAGGTTCTACTTCTGGTGCAACTGCTCTTATCTCAACAGTCATTAAGTTTAGAGAAGGTGCAGACCAGATTGCTGAACTGAACATTGACGCAAACTCTGTTACAGGAACATTCTCTACAGGAGAACTTGTTACTACAACAGACACAACTCTTGACTTAGAAATATCAGGAATAGTAAAGAGTATCGTTGTTGGTGGGTTAGTCACTGTTTCTGGTTCGTACTATAATACTGGTGACCCAATCAGGATTACAGGTGATACTGGAAACAATGCTGCAACTGCTCGTGTGGAATCTGCTGGTGCTGGTTCTGTTGATGAGATTGTTATTGAGAATGGTGGTAGTGGATATTCTGTTGGAGAAGAATTAAAATTTGATTTAACTGATACACAGGGTACTGATGTTCGGGCAAAGATTGGTGTGGTCGGTGGTGCGTTTGTTTTAGAACAAGCAACCTCACCTGACAATATTATTACAGAAGATGGTGACCTGATTGTAACTGACGATGACATCCAATACATAAGTAAAGAACAAACTGTTGGAGAACTTGACCACCTCACTATGGAAGACGGTGGACAAATTGTTTTAGAGACACGAACCTTCACAGACTTGAGTGTTGCGTCTGAGGCTGGAGAGATTACTAAGATTAATATTATTAATCGTGGTAATGGTTTTACTAAACTTCCTCTTGTTTCAGATAGTGATACTTCTACTGGTAATGGTGCAACTCTATTTGCTGCATCTACAATCGCTCCAATGGTTGGACACGTTGAAGGTATATCAATTACTAACTTCGGTTTGGACTACACAACTAATCCATCATTTGTTCTTAATAGAAATACCCTAGTTAAAAATGTTACTGGTAATTTTGTTGCCGGTGATACTCTTACTAGTCACGATGCAACTGTTGTTGATTTTGATAGTGCAAGAAAAATACTTGAACTGTCAACAAGCAATATATTCAACCAAGATGATACAATAACATCTGTCACTGGTGCAAGTGCAACTGTTCATCAGGCATCACCAGCGTTTGCAACTTCTGAAGTTGGGGTTATAGGAACTACAGTTGGAAACTTTGTAGATGATAGAGGAAAAATTTCTGTTGATACTATGAAGGTTCAAGATAGTTATTACTATCAAGATTACTCGTATGTTGTTCGTATCGGTCAATCAATCAACGAGTGGAGAGAAAGTATTAGACGTTCTGTTCACCCTGCTGGTTGGAACGTATTTGGTGAAGTATCTTTTGCATCACAAGTATCTGCAAGAATTGCTCCTATCACTGCTGGTGGAGTTGGTGGTTACACAGGTGGTGATACATTCACCCCAGAACTTGCATCTACATTTACTAATCTATTCACTACTATATTCGGTAGAAGGTTGGGTACAAAGACTGACGGCACAACTCCAAGAGTTAGTGCTGGAACATCTGTTGCATCTCCAAGTGAGTTGACAAATACAACAAGAGATGTTACACTAACAAGTTCAGTAGTTGTAAGTATGAATATTAATCGTGGTTCTCATGTTACAGGGGGAACTTTGAATCTGTTACCCCAATATGCTTTTGCAGTTCCACCACTAGATAACACATTACCGATACCACACTACCCAGGCTTAACTAGACAACAAAGAACTAATAACAACGATGGTGCTTATTATACTATTGACCAGTTTGGACAGTTTAGAATTAATCAAGTATCAGATGGAAGTGGAAATATTCCCAACGCAGCATTCAATACAAGAATTAATGTACCGCCCCCAGGCGAGATAAGAGTTTCTAGTGGTGGTGCTGGTTCAGTCAATTCATTTAGTAATACCTTTATGACCTTTGACAATGCAAACAATACATTCGATGAAGCAGTTGGTAGTGGAAACACACGGGCAAATTCAAGTTCTGTATATACATCATTCGATGAGAATACAGTTAATTTTGATAATACAACAGGAACTTTTGATACAGGTAGTTGATAAAGCGTTATAAATAAAAGAAAGAATTTAGGAGAAACCGAATGGCATATCAGGCACTAGGACTTGGAAGCGCCGCTAACGATGGAACGGGCGATGACCTTCGTACAGGTGGTGATAAAATTAATGACAACTTTGTAGAAATCTATACCAAACTTGGTACTGGTTCTGCTTTGTCATCTGATACAGTTGCACTATTAACTGCAACCCAGACAATGACTAACAAGACATTGACATCACCTACTATTAGTGGTACTGTCACTGCTGCAACAATCACTACACTCACAACTGCTGGGATTACTGGAACAGGTGGTGCATTAGAAATTACTGCTGACAACAACATTGTTGAGTTCAGAGGTGATGGAACAAACGGTGGTGTTGTTGGAACAATACAGTTAAACTGTAGTGCAAACTCACATGGACAAAAGATTCAATCACAACCACATAGTGCCAATGTAACAAACACAATGACACTTCCTGCTGGTGCAAGTTCTACATTAGTAAGTTTGGTATCTGCTGATACACTTACTAACAAGACATTGACTGCACCAACAATTACTGGTGCCGGTGCAATCGCTGGTGTGTTCACTGGTAACATCACAGGTAACGTAACTGGTAATGTGACAGGTAACGTAACTGGAACAGTTGACGGTATCGTTGGTGGAACAACTCCTGCCGCAGTTACAGGTACAGCAATTAGTGGAACATCCATTGCCGTTACTGGTACTGCTGGTGCAATGAAATTAAACACGGTAACAACAACTCAACGTAATGCGTTGACTGCTACAAACGGAATGGTAGTATACAATAGTACTACAAGTAAAATCGAAGCATACGCTGGTGGTGCTTGGGTACAACTACATTAAGGGATAGATTGAAAAATGGCTATTGATAAAATAGGTACAAACGGATTAGTCGCATCAGCTATTATTCCACCAGATGGTTCAATCTCAACTGCAAAGATTGCTGATGATGCTGTAACTGGTGCCAAATTGGCAACCCCAAGTTTGCTTGATGCTTCAACATTGACTCTTTCTGTTGATGGAAATATTTACGCTGGGATTGCTTCAAACCTAACGATTACAACTAACACTGTTGGTTCAGTAAGTGTAATTTATAAAGAAGGTTCAACAACTGTTGCAACTACTTCATCTGTTGCAATAACAAATGGAACTGCTGTAAC